ATGTCAGGGCTTAGAGGAGAAGCTAAAAACTTACGTGAAGCTCTAAAACTTGACCCGACAAATACCGGAAAAATGGCACAATTGCAAAAGAATTTACAAACGCAGTTGGGCTTATCACGTGACAAAGCAGCAAAACTAAAAGAAGAACTTTCTACAGTTGATAAAGGGACGTCAGCAGGTCAAAAGAAATGGCTACAACTTACTAGAGATTTAGGCACAGCAGAAACACAAGCTAATAGGCTAGAGAGCGAAATTAAGCAAGTCGAGGGCGCTATTAGTTCAGGCTCTTGGAACATTGACGCTAAAATGGACACTAAAGGTGTTAATAGCGGAATTGAGGGCATGAAGTCACACTTTAGCGGTCTTAGAGAGATTGCGGTAGGTGTATTTAGGCAAATCGGCGCAAGTGCTGTTAGTGCTGTTGGTAATGGCTTAAAAGGCTGGGTATCTGACGCAATGGATACTCAAAAAGCCATGATTGCCTTGAAGAACACAATGAAGTTTAAAGGCAATGGACAAGAGTTTGACTATGTAAGCAATTCTATGCAGAAGCTCGCTAAAGATACAAATGCAAATACCGAAGATACTTTAAAACTTTCAACAACGTTCATTGGTTTAGGCGATACTGCTAAAAAAGCGGTCGGTAAAACGGAAGCATTAGTAAAAGCTAACCAAGCATTTGGTGGTACTGGCGAACAATTAAAAGGTGTAGTTCAGGCTTATGGTCAAATGTCAGCAGCTGGTAAAGTTACGGCTGAAAATATTGGACAATTAACCGATAATAACACAGCTCTTGGTTCTTCTTTAAAAGACACTATTATGAAAATGAACCCCTCATTACAGCGATTTGGTTCTTTTAATGAAGCTGTTTCAGAGGGCGCTGTTTCGGTGGATATGCTTGACAAGGCTATGGACAAAATGGCTAAAGGTTCTGGCGGTGGAATCAAAACTATTGGGGACGCGTGGGACAGCTTCAGTGAAACAATGTCAATTGCCTTAGTGCCTACTTTGAACGCTTTAACTCCTATCATTAGCGACTTAATAGATAAGATGTCTGACTGGGGCGAAAGTGCTGGTAAAGCTGTAACAAATGTAGTTAAGTATTTCCAAGACTTGTTTCAAAAACTTCAAGAAAATGCAGCCACTTTAGCGTTTTTAGAGGCTTGGGATAATATAAAAAGCGCATTTGATTCCATAGTTTCTATTATAGCGAATGTTATCAATTCATTTCTTGGAATAAATACAGAAACAACAAAAAGCGCAACAAGTATAGATAACGTAGCAAAGAGCATAGCTGTATTTGCTGGTAAACTGTCAGAAGTTACGAAAAAAATAGCTGATTTTCTGAAAAAAATTGGTGAAAGTGAAAGCGCCATGTCAGTCTTAAAAGGAACTTTAGTAGTTCTTGCTAGTGCATTTGCAACTTTCAAGGTAGCTAAAGGTATATTAGGGATAAGAGACGCTTTTAAAACTATTGGAGAAGTTGCAGAATTAGCTATAGGTCCAGTAAAAGCCTTGCTTGGTTTAATTATTGCTAATCCATTTGTTGCCATAGCTGTGGCAATTGCAGCAGTCGTTGCTGGCTTGATTTATTTCTTCACTCAAACTAAAACAGGCAAAAAGATATGGGCTGACTTTGTGGACTTCTTAAAGAGTTCATGGGATAGCGTGGTTTCATTCTTTAGCGGTATCGGTCAATGGTTCTCTGATATATGGAGTGGAGCAGTTGACGGAGCTAAAGGAATTTGGCAAGGTTTAGTTGATTGGTTTAGCGGAATTGTACAAGGTATTCAAAACATTTGGAACGGAATAACAACATTCTTCACAGGGTTGTGGAATGGAATAGCAAGTGTTGTTACAACTGTATTTACAACTATCGCTTCTTTAGTGACAAACGCTTATAACTGGTTCGTTACAACTTTTCAACCGTTAATTAGTTTTTATCAATCTATATTTAACCTAATAGGATCAATTATTAATGTAGCTTTCCAACTTATCTTGGCTATTGTTCGCGGTGCTTACCAATTAGTCATTAGTGCATGGAAAGGCCTATCGGGTTTCTTTGGTGGTATATTTAATGCTGTTAGTTCAGTAGCTTCGTCAGTATTTAGCGCAATCGGAAGTTTTGCTTCTAGCGCTTGGGGAGTAGTTCGGTCAATATGGAGTGCAGCAGCTGGTTTCTTTAGTGGCATATTCAACGCTGTCCGTGGTGTAGTAAGTGGAGTGTTCAGTTCTTTTGGTGGCTTTGCTTCAAGCGCTTGGGGAGCAATTACAGGTGTATTTAGTGGAGTAAGTAGTTTCTTTAGCGGAGCTTTCAACGGTGCTAAAGATACAGTAAGTGGAGTATTCAGCACTTTCGGTGGCTTTGCTTCTAATGCTTACAATGCAATAACAGGAGCATTTAACGGCATTGGAGAGTTCTTTAGGGGGATATTTGGAGGAATCAAGAATACAATAGACAATGTTCTAGGCGGTGTAACAAATACAATTAACAATATATCAGGAGCTATTAATGGTATCACTGGTAAACTTGGCGGACTATTCAAAGGCTCAATGGTAGTAGGCTTAACAGATGTCAACTTATCTTCTAGCGGGTACGGTTTAAGTACGAACAGCGTATCAAGCGATAACAGAACATATAACACATTTAACGTACAAGGTGGTGCTGGCCAAGATGTTTCTAACTTAGCACGAGCAATCAGACGAGAATTTGACCTAGGGAGGGCTTAATGGTAAGACAGTACAAAATACATACCAACTTAGACGGAACAGATGATAAAGTTTGGGACGTTACAACCGGAAAAGTTAGATTTTACCAGCCCTCTAATTTAGGCTTACAATCAACTAATAATATTTGGCAAAGTAATGGTATTGGAGTAATGGGAACACGCTCAATTACCCAGCCACAAATAGAGTTCAAACTAGAAACGTTTGGCGAAAGTTTGGAAGAAAACTATCAACTAATGAAAGACTTCATCAACGACATTCTTAACCAAAAATTCGTTACACTTGAATATCAAACAGAGATTTATCAGGTATATGCTGACTTAACTCTAGCAGATGTCACAAAGACAGAGGGTTACGGTAAGAACGGAACTTTCAGCGAAAAGATAACTTTTGATATAATTACAAAGTGGTACACTTACGAAAACTTAACTTTTGAAAAAATTCAAAATGGTCAAGTCCTTTCTGGTAAGTCTAAAATTTATGGTGGAACAGCACCAGGAAGCTATAAGTATGTCAAAGGAACTTCTTACACTTATTATGGGGAAAGTGACATAGACCGTTTAAGTCGCTGGGATATAAAAGATGAAATATTTAGTTTTATGGGAATATTATATCCGCACCTTCCTAAAACACCTACTGGAGTTAGATTTTTAGACGATATTGGAAATGAATATACCGCAATTGTATTCAAGACGGAAGAATTACAAGACTACATTTTAATAAATACAGATGTAAATGACGAAACCTATCAAGGTTGGAACGGAACGACTTCATTAAATTTATTCCCTGTAATGGACTTCGAGAGATACAGAACTCGTATAATTGAAAAAGGTCAAATGGAACTAATCAACCTTACCAAGGCAGAGTTTAAAGTCAAGAGAAAGGCGGACTTTGTTTGATGTTAGAAGCTAACGTTTATGATAACTTTAACCCTAACTATTACAATATATCTGATTTTATTCTCCCTAATGGTAAAAAAGACAAAAGAGGTCTACCAATACCAAGGGCAAGATGTCAAGTTATTAACTATGAATTGTGGGAAACGGGCTACCTTTACACTTCATCAGCTACATTGACCGTTTCGGTAGAAGTTGGCGATATTGTTCAAATTCTATTTCCTGAAGTTGTTCCAATCGAGGAAGCTCTAGGTAAAAAGAAAAACCTAAATTTAGATATGATTTACCTTGTGACAGATGTAGATGAAAGCAATAAAGTCACGTTAAAGAACTATTTTTGGGCAATGATTGAAAGCCTTGATGTTCCGAGCGCAATAACTAAAACGACAAACGCTGCTATCATTGATTATTTAATTGACCCTAATAAAAATAATTTGATGAGTTATGGTTATTTCTTCAATTCAAGTATATTTGCTGGAAGGGCTACAATCAACCGTAAAGCAGAAACTTCATCAGCTACTGACGTAGCAAAAAGGATATTTTCCAAGGTTCAATTTCAACCAACTACAACAATTCAACATGCTTCATCTGAAACAGATCCTAGAAACTTGTTATTTATTAACTTTGCCTCAAGAAACTGGAATAGAAATAGAATCACGACAAGGGTAGATATTAAGCAAAGCGTGACAAAGGACACGGAAACAATAGTAGAACGTTCAGTTTATAATTTTGCTGTTGTATTCGTTAAAAATAAGGCAACAGATGACTATACAGACCCTCCTAAAATGTACACAGCAAAAAATAATGGAGATGTCATTGATTATAGCACTTATCACGGAGACGGGACAGACTTGCCAGAAGTAAGGATAGCTAAAACATTGTTTTATGACAGAGATGAACATGGAAACCCTCCAGATATATCTACTATTAAAGCAGAAATTTCTCCCTCTACTATCGTCACAAGGTTAATATTTAATCAAAACGAACTTTTGCCCTTGTATGTTAATGACTTAGTAGATATTTGGTACGAAGGAAAACTATATTCAGGTTACATAGCAGACAGAGTTAAAACAGAGTTCAATGATAGACTTATTTTTGTAGAAAGTGGAGATAAACCAAATGTTATATGAGTATATAGCTACTTATGGTGACAAATATAGAATAGATAGCTTTAAGGGGCACAGAGAGCTTCGTAAAGACCACTTAGAACTATTGCAAGGTAAAGTATACTATAACAGCAAAAACACGCTTAGAATCGCAACCACGCTCCTGTATGAAGTCGGTCAATTTGTATCAATTGGTGGTTATCCTTATGGCGGTAGAAAATTTAGATTGTTGGAGCTATCAATTACTGATAACCCAGTTTTAGACAAAGCGAAGATAATATCAAGAAAGGTTAAAAATGACAATTAAAAATTTCACGTTTTTTAGTCAAAATGGTACAGAGTTCCCAGTCGGTTCTAATAATGACGGTAAACTATACATGATGTTGACAGGAATGGACTACGGAACGATTAGGCGTAAAGACTGGACAAGTCCGTTAAATACAGCTCTTAACATTCAATATGTCAACACATCAATCATTGCAGGCGGGAGGTATTTTGAACTATTAAACGAAACAGTAGCTTTAAAAGGGGATTCAGTTAATTACATTCATGCAAATATTGACTTAACTCAAACTGCTAATCCTGTCAGTTTATCAGCCGAAACCGCAAATAATAGCAACAGTGTTGATATAAACAATGGTTCTGGCGTTTTGAAAGTTTGTTTTGATGTTGTTGTAACTTCAGGAACTGGAGTAACAAGCACTAAACCAATTGTTCAGACCAGTAATTTGGATAGTATTTTTGCAAATAATATATCACTTAAAGGTCCAATCTATGTTCCAACTGAAATGTTGACAGTTCAAACCGCTCCTGGTTTGCAATTGCAACTTACTAAAAAGAACGATGATTTAGTAATTGTTAGATTCCTTGGTAGTATAGCAAATATAAAAAAAGGACAAACGATGTCCAGAACGTGGGTAGATAAACCGTTTCGTCCAACTGTTGTTCAAAGTCTTATTGGTCATCTTGTTGGAAGAGATAGCATTTTCCACATTGACATAAACCCAGACGGTAGTATTACTTGGTGGGGGGAAGATATTGGCAGTAACCCTTTGACGTCACGTGGTAACGCAAGCTACTTTATTAAATAACAAAATAGAAAGCAAAACAAAATGGTAACTAGAATGATTTTAATAACTATCTTAATTTTGGCGATTCTTTTCGCTACGTGGGTCAAAGATAGAGAAGCGATGAACCCGCCTTTTAAACGTAGACTTGTGATTGATTTGACGG